ACCGAACCCACCGTGCTAGATGGCTGGCACGTCAACTATCGCGGTGAAGTGCCGGATGAGTGGCTGCAGTATGCGGTGGAGCCTGCAAGCCCGGCGAGGGTGTGGGCTTAGTAGTTAAGGTGGTTACTGGGCTTCAAGCTCATCAGCAAGCGCGTAAAGGTCGGCGGCGTCAACCACCAGCTCGTACCAACCTTCACCGTGAGCTTCGTAGGAATATTTAGATGCGATTTCGCGGATTGCGGCGGGGAGGGCGCCATACATCAAGGTGTTGGCGATGTGATCGCCATGCAACGGGTACTTACCAAAAGCGGTCAGCACAGCCTGCGCGGCAGGTGAAAGTTCAGACATGGAAGTGAAGGTAACTAGCCAACTTCAAACTTGAATCAAATTAGAAGTTGACTAGAGGTAATGATTACGACGGAGGAGCTACGTTCTCCCAAGGACTTGGCTCAACCCGAGGCGCAGGAGTTTTAGGCAGCGTGGCAGCCGCCTGCTGCAGTTGAATGTACTGCAGAGCCTGTTTGTGCTGGTTTAGCTCAGCGCTGAGTTGTTGAGTCTGAGCTTCAGCCCATTTACGTGCATTGGCAGTCAGCTCATCGAGTGCCGACTGCGAGTGAGGGAAGGCAAAGACCGCGCCACCTCCCTGCTTAACGCTGATCTTTTGTCCGTTTGTAGTTTCAGCTAACCCAGTTAAGAAAGCGTAAGCTTGATCTCCTGGGATGTTAGCCAGTACACCAAGCTGCATCGGATCCACGATGCCACGGTTTGCCTCATACAGCGCTGCAAAACACGCAGTTACACGAGTTGAGGTTTCCTCGTTTCGTTTCTGCTTTAGCGCTCGCTCGCGCCCAATGCCTGCGCCGCCGATGAGGCCACCAGCGAAAGCGAAGGAGGCACCTACGAACTGAGGCGCTGTGACGGCTGTGGCAATACCAACGGCAGCGGAGGCAACCACTGCCAAGGTCAGATTAGGGTTTAACCGGATCATGTTTTTGGAAAGCTGCTTGCCAACGAGTGTCGTTGATGTCTTGAGCGAACTCGACCGGACTGGGGAGACGCTCGGGGCCTTTTGCTGCACGGTCGGATTGTAAGTCATATGCCTTGATTCGCAGCCCCTTAATGCCGGCAACGCCATCGTTCAACACTATCTTCACATTTGGCAGCTTCAGGATGTTCACCATGGCTTCTTTAGTTCTTTCTACGAAACGATGCTTAGCCGCTGGCTTGTAGCCGCAAGATTTACAGAAGTTGGCATAACTGGGATATAAAGCACCATACGCGTTAGCCACATACATACCCTTCTCAGCCTCATCAGTGTTCGGTTTGCGTGCGCCTTGGCCGACAGGGCTAATAGTGTTCGGAGCATAGAGGCAGCAATCGTGGAGCCACGCCACGAACTGATTGTTGAACAGCAGCGCTTCGATGTTGGTGCGGTTGAGCGAAGGGACGTGCTTAGTCGGGTTAGCTAAGACGTCTTTCATCGTGGCGTAGTCCATCGACAGCGCCCAGGTCACAATGCCACTCATCTCAGGCACGAAAGCGCCTTCAATGTGATCATCGAACACGCTGATCAGTTCCTTGCGCAAGCTCGGATCCACAACTTTATCCATCACGATCGTGAGCCGTCGACGCTCAAGACCGCTGCTGGAGTCGTTCGAGGTGATGTGTTCGTTGCTAGCGATGCAGACCAGACACTCAGGCTTGAAGCTGATGATTTCTTTGCCGTACTTGCGCTCAGCACGCAGTGTGTCAGAAGCAGACGTCAGCTTTTTGAGCACGTCCATGCGGCGGTTGTAGTTCGATTCATCCGTCAACAGCAGAAGCTTTTTGCCGATGAGGTTATAGCTCTCGAACTTGTTTGTCTCGATGACTTCCAAGCTGGACGTGTGAGTGCCGTGGAAACCAGCGAGAGCCACCATGAGTTGTTGCATGGTTGACTTACCAGTACCACCAGGACCAACCAGGTGCAGGAAACGCTCACCAGCTGTGTATCCGGTTAGCAGCGCCCGAGCGAAAGCTTGAATCAAAAGCTCCTGACCTTTATCGAGCGCCGAAGTGATCCAGCGCATGAATTCGGGGCATTGCGCCTTGGCGTTGTACTCGTAAGGGAGCTTGTGACGAAGGTAGAGTTCTTTGTGCTGACCTTCTTCAAATTCAAGGGTCGTCGTGTCGAGCACACCGTTTTTGAATGGAATATATCCACGCGACTTAGTCCAGATGCTGCGGCGCCCTCCGTCTGCGGATTTCAGCAGCTTGGCCTTCAGGATTGAGAACACGCTGTTGATCATCGCCGCGTTGTATTTCGCGAGAACACCAGCCGTCACAAACGAATCAAGGGCTTTAACGATGCGGCGTTTGATGTGCTGCTCATCTTGGTGATACCAGATATCCTGATCATCATCGTAGTGATAGAACTGATCAAGATAGCTGTCGTATATAAATTGATCTCCTTGATTAGTGACGATGATGTCGGCTACATCATTCTCGGAGAACTCGCGGTTTCTAGTGCCACCTTGGAGGCTGACGAGCTGACTCGGTGTGGAAGGAACGTTCATGTCCTGCTCTTTAGTTTTAACTTTTGATTTGGGTTTTGATGTTGATGCCTCAGGCTCCGAAGAGCTGAGATCGAATTCCGACATATCGAGAACAGCGTTGACTGCTGCCTCACGCTTGGCTTGTTCGAGAGCTGCCTTAACCTCAGTCGAGGCGTGGGTGTCGAAGACAGATCGACTGATTCGACGGATCTTCTTCCAGGTACCGAGCTCACCAAGCTCAGAGGCTAGCGAGACTGCGGGCTGTAGCTCCTCAGGATTCCTGATGGAATTCAGGATGCGGTCGAACTTGCCATCGATGTCGTGTGGGTAACCATAGATGTTATAGAACGCATCCTGTGCAACTGTCAAGGGTGAGACGCACAGAGCTATCTCGTTTGCCGTACACCAGTTGGCCCAGCCCAGCAGTTCCTTAAAGACTGCAGCCATCGTCGAGCTGCGATCACCGACCTCCTCCCCATCGAGTACGGAGCGTACTGTGTTGGATACAAGTCGAACTAAGTCCATTCCGTTTTCACGGAGGGTCACCTGATTCAGGTACTCAACTGGATCACCTCCCAAATCGCTTTCGTCGGGAGGCAGTGAAGCAAAAGCCCGGATCGCTTCGTTGATCTTTTCAGTCGGGATGAAGCGCCCAGGTTTCGCGAAGATCGCTTCAGAGTTTTTGGGTCCGTAAAAAAGGTTCGGGATTGTCGTTGCCCGGACGTCGGATCCAGGTATTTGAGAGTAAATCTGTTTACAGAACCATTGGTAGAAAGCCGGATTGATGACCGTATTTTCTAGGCCGAAAACCAACCGGAACCGTGGCCAACCCTTAGCGGTTGATGGGCTGTAGTAACCCAGAGTTAAATACTTCTTACAGATGTCAAGTTCTAGTGCTTGCTCAACTGTGAGTTCTTGTTTCTGAACTTTGTTTCCGTTCTCGTCTTTGTGATCTGCCTGGTTATCGATGTCGACAATAATCAGACCGGCTTTAATTACTCCAGTCTGATTTTTTTGCCGCTTTCCATCTTGCAGGTGCCAGGCACATAAGCCAGCCTGTTTCGCTAAAACTTCAGCGAGTTCTTCCGTATCAAGCTCGCACGAGTCCCACCCAGAGTTGAACGCTGTGAAGTTTCCGCCCGCAGCGATCTTGCCCAGCTCGGGGTCGAGGTGAGGGACAACCCCGAGGTTTACAGAGCAAATGAACTTCATGGGGTGTCGCTGAGCGCCTCTAGTATGGCCTATTTTTGAGCAGGCGAACCTTAAGACAGGATGAAGAACCCTGTAGTAGCCTGCCGTCAAGTGGGTTTGATTCTACGCCGGAGGGTGAAGTTCGTAGTAGCTTTTTAAAACTTGCAGCCAACTCTCGCAATCCTTCTCAACTTCTTCGGAGCCGAAAGTGAATATCTGAGTATTGAATTCTTTTATTGCAGTTGTAACGATGATCTGCGTCTTCACTATCTTAATCCCCAGGCACGCTTCGGCCGCTAATTTGTATGCGGCTAGCTGAAGCCTAGTTTTCTTCGTCTTAAAGACTCCTGATATCAGTGCTTTCTTTGTCTTTTCGTCGATCTGCTGGTTTTTTGTTGGGAAGCGTGCCGAGTAGGGTCCGTTGCTGGTCTTGAAGTCAGCCAGAACGATCTCTGCATTTGAGTTCATATAGATCAGGTCACAACATCCTGCATAACCGTGACCCGTATCCTCATCATAGTAATGTATGCGCCCTACACCGTCGTCTCCTACATATTGAGACCAGCGTGGTTGGTTAAAAGGTTTTTCACTCCAGAGAACTCGACCACCGTCTAACAGCTCGTCTAGAACTTCAGGCACGCCGTCCCAGTACGGTTTATATTGCTCTGACGGTATTACTCGTAGTCCACGCAGATAATCTTCTACGCTGTTGTGAATCCAAGTGCCTCTCGTAGCTGCCGCGTCCGCAGCTCCTGGATTCATTAGATTCCAGTGAGCTAACTTTTTACGCGTTGTTTCAGACTGAGTTGCACTCAGAACAGAAGTTACGGAAGGTAGAGGCCTAGGAACACCAGCGCAAAGATAGTGCCTTAATCCGTTGATCGTTACTCTTGTATCGGACACAATTTACGTGTCAATTCCTAAATATATTAGAACGAACTTGACATTACGGGACCATCATCTTCGTCATCTTCATCCTCTTCATCACCACCTATGAAGAACTCCGATTTTTGATACTGATATTCACGATTCCGCTGATCCAATTCACCCATTAAGCACAGGGCGGCTGAGAATCCTTCGATCGTTATCTCAGCGCAATCTTCAGGTGAACGTGCGTTACCGTTGTAATCAACGCACTCAGTGAGCAGCTGTTGCCCCACAAGCAGTGCAGTGATTTTGTCGAGCTGACGGTTCTGTTCTTTTTGAAGTTCGATCAGTTGATCTAGTCGTCGAAACAACCGCTTACTCATAGCTTGAGGTCCTGTGGGCGGTGCCAATTTACTTCGAAATCGATAGTTGTATTGACTTGAGCTGCTCCTGGTTTTTGGAATACAAACCACGCGGAAGTCACAGGATCTTTTGAATTAGTACCATCAGCACGGAATGATGGCCTCGGGCTCAAGATCTTAATGTTTGTGAGGGATGCGTCCTGTAGGAAATCTTCGCGTGCCCGTGTGGGCTCAAGAAAGGTGAGCCTATCCAGAACGCACACACCTTTTCTAGCTGCTTGGAGACCACATTCTGTTATCCATTTTGTGTAGTCTCTCATTCCTTGAGTTATGGCCACAACCCAGTCGACTTTCCCTTTCTGCTGCGACCACCAATCCAGATCCACAAGGTTTTCCTCGCAGCTGTTCGAGACGATGTCGCTTACGTTTGCCTTTCTAACCTGTTTCTCTAGAGATCCTTCTGGGTCGTACGGTAGAAGGATCACGCCATCCACTAGACCTGCATTACGGATAGGATCGAAGATGTAGCGAGGTACGCGGTAAAAATTTGTCATGTCTGAGCAGTTGATAGACAAGCTGCGCTCTCACTTGACGCTTGAGCAGCAGTTCACCCACCGCGCCTTTTTGGACGGTATGAGCAAGCTTAGCCCTAAAGAAGCCCGCGAGATACTAGAAGTCGTGTACGCGAACTACTTGATACGAGCAAAACTGTTAGAGAATATCATAAAGTACTGCGTTGCTTACGGTGTGCACCTACCGTCTTTTGGTGATTTGCTTGAGCTGTAGCCATAAAAAAGGAGCGCTCGTAGGGCGCCCCTCAGTGTGAACAATCCGAGTAGAGCTTACATCAGAAATCCAGACCAGCAGCCTTGAGGGCTGCTTTCTGCTCATCCGTAAGATCTTTTTTAGGAGCGGCTTTTTTAGCGGTTGGCGGTTCCTCAGCTTCAGGCTTCGATCCAGGAGTTCCAGCACCGGCAGGAAGCGCGGCTAGACCAGCGGGTGCTCCGCCCTCTAAGCGCTTCGGGTTAGCTTCCATGAAAGCTTCCTTAATCGCAGTGTGGTCTTCTCCCAGAGGTAGCTCAACCAAATGAGCGCCGGAGATAGTACTGCGTAAAGCAGATGCCACCATATCTCCTGAACCAGAGTCGAGCCAATTACTGATGTCTTCGATGAGCTTTTGCTCTTCATCCGTTTGCGCGGGACGATCTCTGAACTCTAAGACGTTGTAATTAATCTTGGCTCCGTCAGCTCCTGTTACCGGATCTCGTTCGTTGAAAGACTTTTGAACGAACTTAGTTTCGGTGATGACTTCACCTACATTTATACGGTTATTATAGAGCGTCTGGAAGTACGAGATGAAGTTCCTCTGAGACGACTTACCACTGATGATGCTAGTGCACACACAGCGAGGTGGAAGCAGACGATGATTAGGTGAAACACCAATGTAAGCGATACGAATAAACTCCTCATGCGCCCGCATACCGAGATTGCCGAAGTACGGCGTGAAGCCGAGTAGGACAAACGAAATCGGTATCCCATTACCGTTACTGTCGACGATCGCCGCTTCGCTGTCAGTATCGGATTTCCAATAGCGGCTTTGAAGATCGATTCGAAGTGTGTGGGGCGGGACTTGGCAGAGAATTTCATCAGCCGAAAATTTGCCAGCAATAAAAACCATGGTCGTTAATTAAAGAGAGAAGTCCAGTGAACCGAGAGCAGCCGTGGACACCTTGCCTTTATCGGGGTCGGCAGCCTTAGCAGGAGCAGCTTTCTTGCTGCGAGGCAGATAGAGAATTTTCTCTACACCGTAATTAAGATACTTACGATCTTCTTTTTCGCTAGTGCTCACACGCCCAACAGCGATGGTTGGCGTGCCTGGGGCCAGCTCAGCAAGTTGAGTTGAGAGAGCATCCCATGCGGTGAGCTTGAACCAGGAGGTTTCACCTTTTTCGTCTTGCCACGCAAGCGAACGATTAGTAACCGTGTTGTCTCCCAGCTGGGTTTCTTCGGTAACTGGACCGAGCCCACCTGTGGAAACAAACAGGTTGACCGCGAGGAGATCATCCCAGTTCTCGTTTGTTACAACGAGGATCGGCTGCATCTGAAGCACACCATCTGGTGTCGTCTTCGTCGGACCGATAGCGAAGATGGTTTGCTTTTCTTCGAGAGTCTTTAGGATTTTGCCGTTGTAGTGATCCTCTTTCATAGAGAGCTGAACCTTCGTGGCGACCCGACGATCGCTTGAAGGAAGAGACTCAGCTAAGACGTGTACGACTTTGTTTTCGTCAGTGTCTGCTGCGTCAGTGATCCGCAGCCCGAGCATGAAGATGTTCACGGTTTAACGTTCGGTAAATCGTTGAGCGGTGTACGTTGAGTGCCTTGGCTATCTCCTTAACAGGGACGCCTCGGCTGGAGAATGCTAGTACCAAATTTGTGTCCGCGTCACCAAGTTTTGATGCCTTCATCTTCTTGTAAGAGTTGTGGTACGGATTGATACAGAGTCGGTTGCCGCAGGACGGTTTCACGCAACCTTCCTTGTTTATCTCAAGATAATCTAGTATCAAGGGACGTACGTAGTATCTGCATCCCAGCGTGTATATCACTGGAGAGTTGTTACAGAAAGATGCTTCCCAGATGTCACAGGTTCCATGGTCGAAATCACTCATCGCAAGACGTTTAAACAAACAAGAGAGGGGGCTGTCTTTTATCTCTTTATAAGAAAGTAAGAATGTATTTACCTGGAGAGCTCTTGCGATGTCTGAGGCTTGCGCCTGCGCGTGGTTAGAATCTAATGCGTATAAAGCCAGTTCTAAGTTCTTGGTATCACGTTGTAGCTTTAGGCAGTAGTTAGTAAACGTCATTTGGCTGGAATTCAGCTGCTTCGATGATACGTTGTCGATCCTCTTCATTTGCAGCAAAAATGGGGTATAGGCCAAGCCATACCCCAAACCGAGTGCAAAGAAGTCTCTTGATAAATTTCATCTGTAACGGGCGGTTACTAAGTAAGCCTAGCCCGTATGTCAGATTTGTCCTATTAGAGACCGAGGAAAGCCGCAGCACCACCGCCCACCATTGGCGAGCGAGCCGCAATAGCCCTCATTTGTTCTTTGGATACTCCTTGCGCTTGTAGTGCTTCAACATCTTTCATACCAAAACCTGCGCCACCGGCAGATCCTGGATCGTACGATTGAGCCACAGACTCTGTGCGCTGCGCTTGCGACGGGGTGTATCCAAGTGCTTGAGCTGCTCCACCCCCCACCATCGGAGCATTAGCAGCAAGTTTTTTAAGTGTTTCATCACCAACGCCCTGCGCACGAAGTGCTTCGACGTCTTTCATACCAAAACCAGCTTGACCGTATTGCGAGTAATCAAATACGCCAGGCGTGGTACTCACGTAACCTTGGATACCGAGTGCTTGCTGTGCACCAGGTCCAATGTTATAAAGATTATTTCGCTGACTCTCGACCCAATTTTTGATGCTATCCATTGAGTAGCCGGCATCGAGAGCTGCTGTTAGATCCTTCAGGCCGAATCCTTGCTGCCCGATCTCGCTCACACCAGCAGTTCCAACGTAACCGTAGAAGTCCTTAGGTTTGGGAGGTTTGGGCGCTTCTTTTTCTTGTTCCGGCACATTAATATTGATGGCAGGCGCCGAAACTGCACCTTGTAGTTCAGGTGCAAGTTTAAATTCAGCTGTGCGGGCTGGCTCAGACGGCTGCCTGAATGTTGTAGTACTCGGACTACGTCCTTTTAATTGGGATGTAATTTTTAGGCTCGGGACTAAACCTTCAAAGCCTGGAGTCTCCGTATCCTCCTCATCATCAAATAAACCAGCCAAATCTAAACCGAACTTTTGACCGGCTTTACGCAGGCCCGCATATTTACCTGTGTCTGGCGAAGAGACAGTCATGTTAAAAGCCGACGAGCGTGACT